GTTCAAGCCCGCGTGCACAACTCGATGAAGGAGGAGTTTAAGCTTCTCAAATCCATCATCAGAGACAACATGCCTGAGGATTACGCATACGAGCCTGTGGGTGGTGATGTTACTGTCAAGCAAGCTGATTACGACATGGTTGAAGTTATACCTGTCAGTGATCCCAACAGCTCTACGATGGCGCAGCGCATCATGCAGTATCAAGCTGTTATGCAGCTGGCGCAGATGGCTCCGCAGATTTACAACTTGCCAATCTTGCATCGCCAGATGATTGAAGTGTTGGGCGTAAAGAACGCAGAGAAGTTGGTGCCGATTGATGATGATCAGAAGCCGCGTGATCCTATCAGCGAGAACATGGCGTTTCTCAACGGTGAGCCTACAAAAGCGTTTATCTACCAAGATCACGACGCGCACATTGCCGTGCACTCAACGTTCATGCAAGACCCGATGATTGCACAACAGATGGGTCAGAACCCCATGGCGCAGCAGATGATGGCGGCTATCCAAGCGCACATGGCAGAACACTTAGCTTACCTGTACCGCAAGAAAATTGAAGAGCAGTTGGGCACACCACTACCGCCACCTGATTCTGCATTGCCCGAGGAAACCGAAGTGCAGTTGTCGCAACTTGTGGCGCAAGCATCAGCTCAACTCTTGCAACAAAACATGGCTATGGCTCAGCAGCAGAAGGCGCAGCAGATGCAGCAAGATCCGCTCATTCAGATGCAGCAGGCTGAGCTGCAGATCAAAGCACAAGATGCTCAGACCCGTGCGCAGAAAACGCAAGCTGATATTCAGCTGGCGCAGCAGAAGTTGCAGCTTGAAGCTCAGCGCATACAAGTTGACATGCAGAAAGAACAACAGCGTGTGGCATCGCAAGAAAAGCAGAGTACGGAACGGGTATCTGCACAGGGTCGCCAGACCGAGCAGAAGATCAGAGCTGACTTAGCCAAGAACTTAAACAAACCACAGACTAAACCTGGGGGTATTGGATGAACGAGCTTGACCTACTGAAGAAACACAACGATGAGTTCAAGGATCAGGCGGTTGGTCGCCTCATCTCTGGCGGGGCAAAAGACTACGCAGAGTATCGCGAGTTGGTTGGCGTGATCCGCGGGCTAGACCACGCCAATTACAGTTTGATGGACATGAAAAAACGATTGGAGCAAGATGAATAGTGCGCCAGAACCAAGTGTCTCCGGGTCACCAACCTATATCCGGGTTGACGGGCAAGACATCAAAATTGTTGCCCAAATGAACCTCCCGCGGGTCGTGATATTCGATAACTTCTTGTCGTTTGCCGAGTGTGAAGAGTTAATTAACGGCGTCGAAGACAAGATTGAGCAGTCTACGGTTGTGGACGAAACGGCTAAAAAGTCTGTGCCCCACCCTTCGCGCACAAGCTCCGGGGCTTTTTACCATCGCGGGCAGACCGAGACAGTAGCCCGGATCGAACAGCGTATAGCCAAGCTACTTAACTGGCCGATTGAAAACGGCGAGGGGTTACAGGTTTTGAAGTATGAGATAGGCCAAGAATACAGACCCCACAACGACTATTTTGGGTCTATGGCCAATGAATACGGTAGCCAGCGGGTTGGTACTTTCATCATGTATCTGAACACCCCGACCCGTGGTGGTGGGACGACTTTTCCTGATTCCGGCTTTGAAATTACACCCCAAGCCGGTAGCGCGTTGTTTTTTAGCTACAAAAACGCAGACGCTTCGTCAAAAACCTTACACGCCGGTACGCCGGTGTTGGAGGGGGAGAAATGGGTGGCCACAAAGTGGTTACGCAACAACCGGTATTGATACAGGTGTATCAAGAACGTAGTGAGTTGGGTTATCTCACTGCGTATGGACTTAACCCTTAAGAGAGATATATGAGTGAAATCCTAGTAAGCCAAGACGGTGCCACAGCCACTGTACTTCCCGCGACGGCTGAAGAGAAAGCAAGACAGGTTCCTGATCCTGTTACTTTTCATATTCTTTGTATGCTTCCTAAAGCAGAAGAGGAATTTAGCGAGACCGGTATTCTTAAGTCAGCAACTGCCATGTATCACGAGGAGCTCCTTTCCCCCGTGTTATTCGTTGCAAAGCTTGGACCCGACGCGTTTAAAGATGAAAAGCGTTTTCCTTCTGGACCTTCATGCAAAGTCGGTGATTTCATTATCACCCGCCCCAACACTGGCACGCGTATGAAAATACACGGTACAGAGTGGCGTTTGATCAGTGACGATGCAATTGAAGCCGTTGTGCAAGACCCTCGCGGTATTCAACGTCCATAAGGAGTAATCATGGCCACATTTGAAAAAACCGAGTACGTTTTTCCTGACCCAAAGGAAGAAGCGGAAGATAACGCGACAGCGTTGTTAAAGAACGACGATATCGAGATTGAGATCGTTGACAACACACCCCCGGCGGATCGCAACCGCGAACCGTTAGATGAACCCCCAGAGGAAGTTACGGACGAAGAACTTGAGCGGTACTCCGACGTCAAGCTCAAAGAGCGTCTGGCTAAGCTAGGTAAGGGGTACCACGACGAACGTCGCGCCAAGGAAGCCGCTACCCGTGAAAAGGAAGAGGCTATTCGCTTAGCGCAGGCTGTTGTTGAGGAGAACAAAAAGCTAAAGGGTTCGCTTAGTACGAACCAAGAAGCGCTCCTTGAACAAGCAAAACGTGTAGTAGCTACTGATCTTGAAAAAGCTAAAACCAAGTACAAAGCGGCTTACGAATCAGGGGATTCTGAAGCTATGGTTGAGGCACAGGAAGAACTAACCGCGGCCCGTCAAAAGGTTGATCGGGTAAATAGTTTTAAACCTACCCCTTTACAAGATGATGAATCTACTGTACAAATCGAACGAATCGCGCAAACAACCCCCGTTGACCGCAAGGCTGAGGCTTGGAAAGAAAACAATCCTTGGTTTGGTAAAGATAGGGAGATGACTGGCTATGCGTTTGCGTTGCATGAAAAGCTAGTCATAGAGGATGGAGTTGATCCTAACTCGGATGAGTACTACCGGAGACTCAACGGGCGGATTCGCCAAGTATTTCCAGAGAAGTTTAACTCTGGGAATTCCGCTGATGCGCAAACATCTCAGCGCTCGAGTAAATCAAACGTAGTCGCACCGGCATCGAGAAGTGTTGCACCAAGAAAAATCACACTATCACCCGATCAGGTACGAATGGCAAATAGGCTTAATGTCCCATTAAAACTTTATGCCGAAAAGGTTGCTGAACAAGAGAGGAATAAAAATGGCTGAACAAAATCGAATGAACCGTGCTTTAGAAACCCGTGAAAAAGAGGCAAGACCCGTTGTGAAATGGACTCCTGCTGAATTACTTCCTCGCGTGGAAGAAGAGCCCGGATACAAAATGAGATGGATTCGCACCAGCATGGGTGGTGCAGGGGACGCCAGGAATATTTCTGCAAAATTCCGCGAAGGTTGGGAGCCTGTGAAGGCTTCTGAGCACCCTGAAGCGCATACTTACGTCGATCCCAATTCTCGATTTAAAGATGCGATTGAAATCGGTGGTCTTATCCTTTGTAAAACACCTGAGGAACTCACTGACCAGCGCAATGCGTACTACCGGAATCTTTCCGAGTCACAAATTCAGGCAGTGGACCACAGTTTCATGCGCGAGAACGACGCTCGTATGCCATTGTTTAGCGATAAACGCACGACAGTGACTAAGGGCACCTCCGTTTTCGGTTCTGGATCATAATTTTTAGAGAGGTCTTAAATGGCTTATCCTACCGTCAGCGCTCCGTACGGTCTAAAAGCTATCAATCGTATTGATGGCATGCCCTACGCTGGAGCAATCCGCCAGATTCCTATGGCTTCTGGTTACACCGCAACGTTTTTTGGCGACACCGTCTTAATCGTTGATGGCTATCTGAACAAAGATACAGGCACTACAGCCGCTACACCTTGTGGCGTGTTTGTTGGTGGTTCGTATACCAATTCAGCTGGTCAGCCCGTTCAATCACAGTATCTCCCCGCAGGTCAAACCAACGCGGTTGGTTATGTTGTGGATGATCCTATGGCTGCTTTCCAAGTAGCTGTCGTGTCTGGTACTACTACAATTGCTGCTGTTAGCCGCACTGTGGTTGGCTCCAACATGGCTTTAGTTCAAAACGCTGGTAACTCCACTACTGGTGACTCTGCTGTTGCTGTTTTGTCTTCTAGCTCTGCTACCACCAACACATTGCCAATCCGCGTGATTGACGTTGTGCCCGCAACCGCTACTGGCTCCGACGCTTTTGTCGAGTTGATTGTCAAGATCAACACCCACCAGTACAACAGCACCACTGGTGTTTAAGGAGTAACTTACCATGGCTATTTCACGCGCACAGCTACTTAAAGAGTTGCTCCCAGGTTTGAACGCTTTGTTCGGTCTTGAGTACGCCAAATACGGCGAAGAGCACAAAGAAATCTACGAAACAGAGTCATCTGAGCGTAGCTTCGAAGAAGAGACAAAGCTTTCTGGCTTCTCTGCTGCACCAGTCAAAAACGAGGGCTCAGCCATCGCTTATGACAATGCACAAGAAGCATGGACTGCACGTTATACACACGAAACAATCGCGATGGGTTTCTCCATCACCGAAGAAGCCGTGGAAGATAACTTGTATGACAGCTT